GTTACTTGCGCCACGTAAATTACACGGAACATCTTGGGGATACGTTTGTCCTGTAGAAACTCCAGAAGGTCATTCCGTAGGTATCGTGAAATCCATGTCTATGCTTTCTTCTGTTTCTCAGCATTCTCCTTCAGCTATTGTCGTGACATTTCTAGAACACCAAAAAGGTATTCAGTGGGTCACAGATATTAAAACTATCTACGAAGGTGTGATGGTAGTTTTGAATGGTGTGATTGTAGGATACGTGAAAGATCCAAATACTTTGTATACTGCGTTACGTGAAGCAAAGCGAACTTTCAAGATTCATCCACATTCAGGTATTTCGTGGAACATTTACCAGAACATTTTGAATATTGAAACTGATGGAGGTAGATTCGTGAGACCTTTGTTACGAATCGAGAATGGAGCTATTGCAAAATGCCCTTCTGGTCCCGATTTGGAATGGAACGATTGGGTCAGAACTTGTATTGAGTATATTGATCCTGCTGAAACTGAAACTATACGTATATCTATGAGTCCTTCGGAAATAAAGAAGGAACATACGCACTGTGAAATTCACCCTACGTTGATTTTAGGACATATGGCTTCAAGTATTCCGTTCTCAGACCACAACCAATCTCCACGAAACACTTACCAATCTGCTATGGGTAAGCAATCTATGGGTATCTTTGCTCGTAACTACGCAAAACGATTGGATAAGAACGGGTACATCCTGTGTTCTCCTATGCGTCCGTTCGTGGAAACACGTATGATGAATATCCTGAAATCTCAAGACATGCCTTGCGGAGATAACATCATGGTAGCTATTGGAATTTACTCTGGATACAACCAGGAAGATTCAGTTATCATGAATCGCGGTTCTATTGATCGCGGTATGTTTAGAACTCTGTATTACACGATTTATAAAGACGAAGAACATCGTAACGTCTCTTCAGGTAAGGAAGAAAAGTTCGCTAAACCAAGACGCGAAAACACCAGAGGATTCAAGACTTCATCTTACCATGCGATCCAAGACAACGGAGTTCCAATTATGAACTCGTATATCGGAGAAAACGATGTAGTTATTGGAAAAGTCACAAGCTTGAAATCTGATCTTAATGGATACGCTTTCCGTGACTCTTCTACCGTTCATCGCAACTCTGAAATGTGTAGAGTAGACGGAGTTTGGAACGAAAAGAATTCTGATGGGTACCCATTTGTCAAAGTCCGAGTTGTATCTGAACGTATTCCCGAAGTCGGAGACAAAGTCAGTTCTAGACACGGACAAAAAGGAACTTGCGGTATCATCCTTGACGAAGAAGACATGCCTTACACTGCCAGCGGAATGCGACCCGACATCATTATGAACCCTCATGCCGTTCCTTCACGTATGACTATCGCCCAATTGATGGAAACGATGTACGGTAAAGTATGTGCCGAACGAGGAACTCTGGGCGACGGAACTCCGTATTCTCATTTGAAAATTGGAACTTTGAGAGAACATTTACTTGCCTTGGGAATGCATCCTTACGGCAATGAGCTCATGTATAACGGTCAGACTGGTGAAATGATGGAAGCAGAAATATTCATGGGACCCACATTCTACCAACGCTTGAAACACATGGTTATTGACAAGAAACATTCTAGAGCTCGTGGTCCAATTGTGTCTCTCACGCGTCAACCTTGCGAAGGAAGAAGCAGAGATGGTGGATTACGTGTAGGTGAAATGGAACGTGATTGTATGTTGTCTCACGGTATTGCGATGTTTACGAAGGAACGTTTGATGGACGTTTCAGATCCGTTTGATGTAGGTTACTGTACGTCTTGTGGAACTTCAGCCGTAGTCAATCCGAACGAGAACGTTTACCATTGCGGAGTGTGTGGAGTAAACACACACTTTGAAATGAAAACAATTCCTTATGCCGCGAAGTTATTGACGCAAGAACTTGAAGCTATGCATATAGTTCCTCGAATGGTTTTCGAGAATTAATACAATGAAACAGTATTTGATTGAATTCCTTGGTTCTCTGTGTATTGTAACTGCTATCTTAGTTACGAGCGCAAACCCTTATATCATGGCCTTCACATACTTTGGTGCTTACCTGGTAGCTGAAGACTTGACTACAGGATATTTTAATCCTGTCGGAGCCATAGCTTTTTACTTGGCCGGGCGTTCATCATTTTATGAATTGTATATGAACCTTACCGCTCAAGTAGCAGGAATGTTGGCGGCCATCATCGCATTTTTGCCATTAACAGCTTTCATACGAGACATGTAGAACAGTAAAATGAGTTTATATTTATACGTCATTGATCCAGAACATCGTCAAGCGGTTCGTGAACATGTTGAAATCAGAAGGGAAACAGATTCAGGTGTAGATTTATTATGTCCTGAAACGACTTTGAACTTCATTGGATGCGAATGCGAAACTAAAGCGTGTGAAGAATACTGTTTGCCTAAACATTTAGGTGTAAAAATCAAAACTGGTGTTGTAGCTGCTGCTTTGGATGTTATAGGAAATCCTGCTCCGTATTTATTGCTTGCTCGTTCGTCTACTTCTTTGACTCCTTTACGTATGTCTAACCAAGTTGGATTGGCAGATGCAGGGTACCGTGGTGAATTAATTGCGAGAGTTGATTGCTTGGATACCAACTTGAAATCTTATAAAGTTGAAAAAAACAGACGTTTGTTCCAAATCGTTCAGCATAATTGGTTACCTTACAATAATGTTTACGTCGTAGATTCTATAGACCAATTACCAAAAGCACCAGATGATCGTGAAGGTGGTGGCTTTGGATCTACAGGCAAATAGTTTAGATGGTTCGGATTATTAAATAATAAAATGTTTGCAGAACAACCTTTTATGAGAAAAATCAGAGAAGTAATTTTAGAAGAAAAGGAACGTATTTGGGACGATCATGATCGTGAAATTTCTCAACTCCAACAAAAAAACAGAGAAAGTGTTTTTAAAGCTTGGGTTTTAGGATTAATTGTTGGGGGAGGAGTAGCTGCTCTCGCAACTTCTTACTTGACAATGTACGTCCACGCATTAAGTAAACATTAAACAGGTTCTTTTTGAGCCCTCAAACGAGGTCTCGTATGAGCCACAAAGAAATAGCATCATGTATTACAGCTCCCCAATAAGCATTATATATAGGCTGACCTAACCCAAATATCATAAATAAGATGAGTACAATCGAGCGCAAGAAAGTGTTGAGGATGGGGTTCGCCGTCGGCCAGAACCAAACGTTCATTTGTCTATAAAATATTTTTTTCTTGCCGTATAGCATAAACACAAAATGGGAGGAGGTTTGATGCAACTCGTATCGTATGGTGCTCAAGATATCTACATCTCGGGTAATCCACAAATTACTTTCTGGAAGATTCTCTACAAACGTCACACCAACTTTGCAGTTGAATCTATTGAAGTCACCTTCAACGGTCAAGCCGACTTCAACAAGCGTGTAACTGCAGTCATCAACCGTAACGCTGATTTAATGTACAAGACATACGTCCAAGTCGTATTACCAGCAGTTTCCTTAACCAACAAAGATGGTTTCCGTTGGTTAAACTACATCGGTCACCGTCTCATCAAACAAGTTGAAATTGAAATTGGTGGTCAACGCATTGATCGTCAATACGGTGACTGGATGCAAATCTGGACTCAGCTCTCTGTTGATGCCGGTAACATCAAGGCCTTAGACCACATGATCGGTAACACCCACGATCTCGTCTTAATGAAACGTTCTACTGGTATGGCTTTAGATACTGTCTGTTCTTCCTCTGAAACAACTATCTCTTGTATCCCACGTGCCGGTACACCAGCCAAGACACTCTACATTCCTCTCCAATTCTGGTTCTGTCGTAACCCAGGTGTTGCAATTCCTCTCATTGCTCTCCAATACCACGAAGTCCGTATCAACGTTGACTTTGATACATGGCAAAACTGTCAATACTACGAAATCTCAACTGGTACTCCATCTGCCTTAGCAGCCCAATCCTTGGCCGCTGCTTCCATCTACGTTGACTACGTCTACTTAGATACTGAAGAACGTCGTCGTTTCGCCCAACAATCCCACGAATACCTCATCGAACAAGTTCAATACACTGGTGCTGAATCCATCACATCTTCTTCCAACAAGATCCAACTCAACTTTAACCACCCTGTTAAGGAACTCCAATGGGTCGTCCAACGTGACTCCTTCGTAGATTGCTCTACCTCCTCTTGGTTAGCATCTGTTGGTGGTGCACAACCATTCAACTACTCTGATGACTTCTCCACTGACGGTATCATCACATCTCTCTTATCTCAATCCAACGGTTCCTCTGCCGGTACTATTGGTTCTTCTTCTGCTGCTTCAGCCACTGCCTTACTCGGACAAGCCGCAAGCGAAGCTCCTACATTAGTTGGTGCTAACTCTTACGATTTAGCCGGTGTAACTGAATTTGAATCTGGTGTCAACTACCTCCTCGCCAAGGTCATCCTCGACTCTGGTATCCGTTGTGAAGGTAAGAACCCAGTTGAAGTCGCCAAGCTCCAACTCAACGGCCAAGACCGATTCACTGAACGTGAAGGTTCCTACTTTGACCGCGTGCAACCATTCCAACACCATTCACGCACACCATCCACTGGTATCAACGTATACTCCTTCGCTCTCCGCCCAGAAGAACATCAACCATCCGGAACATGTAACTTCTCCCGTATTGATAAGGCAACTCTCCAACTCACTGTATCTCTCAACACAGTTACTGGTACACGCACTGCACAAGTTCGTGTATACGCCCTCAACTACAACGTTCTCCGCGTAATGTCTGGTATGGGTGGTCTCGCATACTCCAACTAAACCTGCAAATATCTACTATATTTGCGTGGGTTACTAACCTGTTGGCTTTTAGTGTAATATAAATTAAAACATAATGAAACCATAATTGAGCTTCAAGATTGAAATTCAATTATGGTTTAGTAGTAAATGATGAAACTTTCTGAATGGCAAAAAACAATTAAGCCCCGAAGTTGCTTGATTTACAATGCTTCAACTCAAGACGGTCTTGACGGCTCAGTTCCTTTTCCGATTGGCATGGGGTACAAGTTTATGTTATTTGATGGAACTATAGAAGAGTCACAAATAGGACCTCATAACAGAGACGTTATTTGTGCTATAAGTCCATGGACCGATACAAACCGTAGAAAAGCTAAGTCTCGTCTTGTGATTATAAAAAATCTTGATAAAAACGGTATTAAAAACATTACTTTGGATCCAAAAGTATACTTCCAAGAACTTCCAAAATACAAATTTGTTATTTCTCCTGAAGGAAACGGGATTGACTGCCATAGACATTACGAGGCATTGATGGCTGGATGTATACCTATACTAGAAAGAAACCCTCACATAGAAGAAAAGTATAAAGGTTGTCCTATACTCTGGACCACAGACTACAGCGAAATCACGATTCCTTATTTACAACAAAAATATTGTGAAATGATAGAGTCGACATACGATTTCAAATGTCTTTACTTGGAGAGCTATTCTCCTGAAACACAAACCCAAATAAAACTAAACGGTAACTTTTGGGGACAAGGGTTTACCGGAAAAGAATGGTATAATTAAAACAAATTCTTAAAGTAATGGAGCTAGTTTATTATACAGTTGGCTTTAATGCTAAGTATATCAATTTAGTTTATGTTTCAATACAGTCTGTTCGTAAATACAACAATACCGATATAATGGTTATTTGCGACGAGTCTCTTGTTGAAACCTGTAAACAAACGCTTTCATGTTTTAGTAATATTATTGTAGTTCCATGTAAAGATTCTATAAGTGGAATGGATTCATCTATGAAAAAACTTCTTATTTTTGATTACGATCTTTCAAAATACAGTAAAGTATTGTTTGTTGACGCAGATATTTTAGTTGACGTTAACTTATCTGTTTTTTTCAATAAGTTTACAGAAAACAACAAATTATACGCATACACGGAAAATAGTCATATTTGGTTCCATACACAAATACATTTTTCTTTATTGAACTATACGGATGAAGATATAGAGTTTTTTAAAAAAAATAAAATTTATACATTCAACTGTGGCTTATTTGCATTTTTGAATACTCCCGAAATGTCAGAACACTTTCAGAACATACGAAACATGATAAAAGACTATAAAGGAGAATACTATTACGAACAATCTTTTATGAACGTATACTTTAATACCAGAAACCTAGTGGATACAAACGTATTTAATCCGTCTAATTGTTCCATGAATATTTTTACAGATGGAATTAGAAACAAACTTATGTTACCATGGACGATACGTCAATATAAAGGCAAAATCTTACATTTCTCTATAACACCAGGGTACGAACAGAAAATGAAAGAAATGCTATGGTGGAAAACAAGGTTTGGAATATAATAATATAAACAGTAGATATCTTTTATATTTAAACATGGATTTAGTGTATTTCGTAGTTGGATTCACAGAAGAAAGTGTGGACTTAACCGCATTAGCGATCAAATTTTTCCGTTTGAAAAACTTAACAATACCTATTTTGGTTATCTGTGATGAAGCTTTGATGGAAAGATGTAAGACATTGTTCCCATCAGACGTTATTTTGGTTTCAAGTCCAAACTCCACAAAAGGAGAAGACGCAAGTGCAAAGAAATTACATATTTTTGAAGCTATCCAAAACATGAACGTTGAACGTATAATGTATATTGACTCCGATATATTGGTTGATCGAAACATTGACTCAATATTTAATAAAGTAACCCATCCTGAAAAGTTGTATGCTTATTACGAGAACACAAATATTGAATCACATAAAAACAGAAACTGGTCCTTTCAAAATTATTCGGATGCGCACATTGAATTTTTTCATGAAAAGAAGATTTATGTGTTTAATGCCGGATTCTTTTGTTTCAGAAACACTCCACAAATGAAACAGCATTTCCAAAATACAATTCAATTAATGAATAATCATGTGGGAGAACAATTTTACGAACAATCTGCTATAAACGTATACTTCAACAAGAACGATTTAGTTGACGGAAAATTAATTAACAACGAAAACTATAACATGTACTATCCATTCAACGAAACGTGTCGCAATAAAATCGTCCACTTTGCAGGAGCTCCAGGAAACACACAGTCCAAATTAGAACGTATGAAAGAATTTTTGATACAATACATTTTTATGAAAGTAACATGCCCTAAATGTTCTAACAATATTATAGTTGCAACTGTATAAGTATAACAAAAAGTATTAGCAATAAGTAAATGCCAGACAAGACACGCAAGGTCAGAACATACGGAAGTCGCGCACAAGTTATGCACGGGGGGGCAATGAAGACAACAGGAGGTCTCACTAAAGATGACCTAATGTATAACAAAGGCGGTCGTATCGTATCAAAGAAACGACACGCAACAATGAAGAAACGAATTGGAGGAGAGGAATAAAGGTTTTAAACGCACTTTTAGTATTCAAATAAAATGCCCGAGTATATCGTTGAAGCCAAGACGGTTCAAACAGGTGCGGTCAGAACATTGACTGAAGCTTTGAAATGTATCTTGGTGGAAATGAGTCTCATATTTGACTCCGATGGTGTTCGCATGGTAGCTATGGATAATACCCGAACAGTGTTGGTCCACTTAAGATTATATTCTGATAAGTTCGAGAAGTATACTTACAAACACAATACAGGTAAGTTTGTTATTGGAATTAACACCGACCACCTCCACCGTATTGTGAGAACGGCAACGAACGACGACACAATCACATTTTACGTCGACCAATCAGACCCCAATACATTAGGTATTCTGCTTGAAGACGGCGAAAAGAAGCAAGTGACACGATACAAGTTGAACTTATTGGACCGCGACGAACCAGATATTCAATTACCTGAAACCGAGTTCTCGGCACACATAACTATGCCTTCCTTGGACTTCCAAAAGATTTGTAGAGATATGACTTTACTTGGTGCCAAAACAGTAGAAATCAAAAACGTCAGTTCCTCCTTGACATTTGGATGCAAAGGTCATTTTGCCTCGCGAACAACCGTGATGGGCGATTCAGAGAACGAGTTTTCTATTCAAAAGAAGATGACCGACGAAATCGTTTCAGGTAACTTTTCTTTGCCTCATTTGGTCTTATTCACAAAATGCACGAACTTATGTAACAATCTAGAAATCCATATGAAAAACGACTGGTTCTTAATGATCCGATACGTCGTAGCTAATTTAGGAGACATTAAGTTATGCTTGATGCCCTGTTCTACTTAAACTTTGTAATACCATCCCACGATTTCAGACACAAGTTCCAGAGAAAACGCTATTAACGCTCCAGTTTCAAATACAACTAAATGCGTAACTAAATTAGAACCATCAATTCCTGTCATGTCCTTGAATATCTTAAAATAAGGCGGGTCTCCTTTTGTTAATTTCTGTTCTGCTATGATGACAATACAAACTTTAAACACTATATGTTGTAACCATATAGCAAATAAAATTAAAAATACAATACACTTCAACCAAAAGGCTGGGTATATTGTATGAGACACAATTACCATGATACTAATCGTAACTCCAACCACAAAATGAATAACTCCCAAAATGTACCCTAAAACTTCTCCGTCTGTTGAAATCCAAGAATACAAAAAACGAGTCACGTCTCTTACGTATTTCTCTATTTTGTCAAGTATAGAACTTTCAATTATAATTTTCATTATTATTACTTAGGTCTTGCTTTATGAGGAGTATACGTAACGTCCTCGCCAATCTTGAAGTTTTCAATTGTTTTATTTATGTAATTGTTGTCCGATACAGTTGTAGTTGTATTCCAAATCTTTACGATTGAGAAAGACCCTTTTGGAGATAAGGTAATACCTACCAAAGTTTCTTTTCGTTGCGTCAAGAGTTCGTTTGCCACACAGTGAACCATCAAATTTATAAATGTAGAATGAACGACTTTATCTTCAATTTTCTTAGACCATGCGCCTCCAGCTTCGTTTTCTGCTGCGTCCCATAAAGGTTTGAATCCTTCTCGCATGAAGAAGAACATTCCAGACTCCCAAGCTTCCTTGGAAATTGAGTCTACTATACTCCAGAACTGCTGTGGCGTAGCTATTGAAACTATTTTTATGTAACTATCTAAATCATAATTCTTGTTGTTGGGATCGTGATACCACAGAATCCAGCGATACTGGAATTTTGTGGTTTCGATATTTGATCCCATTTTATACTATTCTATAGGTTAGTTAAAAACGAATTCGTTTTTAACTTAGAGAAAGTATATCATACAATACAATGAGTTTAACAGTAGCAGAAATTTATTCAGTCCGATTCGGACTTAAACTTCCTTTAACAAGTATAGTTCAAGAGAACATAGCAAAATTACGAATTACTCCGGTCGCTTTCAGACCAGTTCGTCCTCCTCAAAGGGTGGCGTTCAAACCTAAACCTTCCCAGCCCGACAATTGGCGTGAAAACGTCTTAGTGGATGCTGTGAGAAGAGTGAAAGAAAAAGATGATCCAGAATACGCAGAAGTTTTCAGCTCTATCAACAAGATTTCATCCAAGACATTGGACAAGTTATCTAGTCAAATAGTTGAGAACATCAGAAAACGCGATGAAATGTTCAGATTGCGTGTCACTACATTATTGTTTGACACCGTTATGACACAAGGTGGATTTTATGTTGATTTGATGTCCGATTGTGCAAGGAAACTTGTCGAAGAAATTCCGGAAATCAAAGAAGATATCTTAGTTCAAACAGAGATGTTTCCTAAGCTATACAACATGAACGATACTGTCGTATGTCCTTCAATTGAAGAAGCAGATTACGCAGACAAAATAGTGGAATGGACGAAGATGAAAGATAAACGACGCGGGTATGCTAAATTCATTACGAACCTGTTTGTCCGTGACCTTCTTCCTGAAGAGGTTGTGACGAGATCGTTAGTACAAGTGATTATAGATTTGGACGATACGGCTAAACAGCCAAAAACAGAACAGACAGAAGAAAACACATCGCAATTTGTGGTATTCTTGTACGAATTAGTGAAAACATTACCTGCTTCGGCAACTGTCCTTCGCACGATGGTCCGAAACTGTGTGACAAATCTTCTTGGCTTGCCTCGCCCCGAACTTCCAAGTTTGAATATGCGATCAAGGTTCAAGCTGGAAGATACGCTCAAATGCGTTCAGTAGTTTAAACATCAAAGAAACCCATAAAACAAATGTCTGTGCCTTTACCTTCTGCAAGTGTCTTGCTTCGCGCAGCACAAGTATCTGTAACAGAAGATAAGCCTATTTATTTAGATTATTACCAGGACAGCGTCAACAAGAAATGTTGTATCGGAGTCAGAGAAACAGAAAAGTTCTTGGTCAAGTCGGACAGTGAATACACTTCCACTATCCAGAACGTTTTTAAATGTGAAACTTGTTACATCGTTATGACCGAAAACAGTTTATATGTCGTTTCAACTGAAATTCCAATTAAGAAGATTATGGGGTCTAAACAAGAATAATAAAGAAATACAATGGATTTAGTGTTCCCTCCGCCCCATTATTTTTTATTTGAACCATTGAATGATTCAGAAACAAAGAAGCTTTGGTCCTTGTATAAAGAAAAATACGGAGACCAGTGTGAGTTCTCGGAAGTGGATGCGACACAAACAAACTCAGCGGAAACGTTTTCCCCATGGTTTGATAACTGGATTTCAAAAGTTCCCGAAAAGAAATCAACAAAAATAAGGATTCTGCTTATTTGGAACTCTGAATTCCTGACTTATTCTTGCCAGCAAATGCTGAGACGGTCGTTAGAACAACGATCGTTCAAGTGCAGAGTTTGGTTCCACGCAGAAGATCCTACAACAATTCAGCCTGCTATTTACAGCAGATGTATCGTAAAACGGATTCCGACATTTATACACAAACCTCTAATTATATAAAATGAAGGTCGTAGTATTCACTGACGGAGCATGTACGAATAACGGTAAGGCCGGAGCTCAAGCTTCTTGGGCTTGCTGGTTTCCCGACCATCCTAATATATCTAAAGCCGAACGCGTTCCTGAATCCGAACCCCAAACGAACCAGCGAGGCGAACTTATGGCGATTTCCAAGGCAGTAGAAATCATAAAAGCCAACTTCCCATACGAAACAAACATTCAAATATATACTGACTCAAAGTATTCTATTGACTGCTTGACTACCTGGCTACCTAGCTGGGTGGCAAAGAACTGGAAGACTTCACAAGGCGCAGACGTAAAGCATAGAGATATCATTGAATCTACCAGTTCCCTGCTTTCAAAATTTGAAGGGTTCATTTTCACACACGTGAAGGCTCATACGGGAAAAGACGACTACGAAAGCAAGAATAATCATATCGTAGACCGAATGGCAGTTAGAGTCATTGATCCCGAACAGGAAGATATCGTCATTGAGAGCAACACAGAAGTTGCAATTGAAGGTTTGCCTGTTTCGTTGATGGGTCCTCCTGTTTCAGATAGAGTATTGATTCAATGGTGTTTAAGTAACTTAGATAAACTAGATCAATCGGATTTAAATAATGCTCTGTTATCAACACTCACTAAGACCTTGAAGAAAAAGGGATTTGACTTACCTAAGCAACGTCTTCATAAAACAGCTCTGTATAGATTAATACCGTTAAATCATTTAATCACAGAAACTACAACTATAACAAAACAAGAATGAGCGTCACAGTCTATCAATTCTGGTCTCCTACTTGCGGCCCATGTAGAGAAATCAAACCTGCTTTGAACGACTTGAAAGAAGAGTTCGATCAGACATCTTGGATTTCAGTAAATATACGTGACGATCCATCCGGCTTGACTCAAACTTACGGAGTAACTATGGTTCCTACTTTAGCAGTTGTTGCAAAAGACAAAGAAGGAAAAGTGTTAACCGTTAAAAAACAATCAGGAACAAATATGGCAAATTATTACCGAATTATTCAGGAAGCTTTGAAATTTATTCAGTAACTGTTTTAGTAACTAGTTTACCATCTTTGTAAACGTCGCAAACGTATTCGTCTGAGTCGGCGCTTTTTTGCAAACATTGTCCTACTGTTCCGGTTGTAGGTTGTCCTGCTGCTTTTGCTTTTGCGGCGGCAGCTATATCAGAAGCTGTCCCTCCTGGAGATGCTATAGCGTTAAACGCCGACTGATCCGTGAATTTTTCTTTGTAATTTGTGAATCCTTGTGCGAGCGCCAATGAATTTTTATTCATAGCCGTTGATACCCAGTAAGTTATTGTTCCAAATGCTGCTCCAAAGAATACAGCAAAAACAATGCCAACCAATACAAATGGAGGACATTTATTGAAGTAGACTGACTGGTAATAAATAACTCCAACTTGAGCTAGAACAAAAATTAAAAACATTAAACCGGGTATAAACGATTTTTTTGCTGCGTCTGGTCCACCGTTCCAAAGCGCATTTAAGTAATAGAATCCTATTGTCGTAGTAAACACTATGATAGAAGGAGAACTACTTGTTTTAAAACCCATCGGCAAAGCCATATCACATACTCCTGGTGTTGGTGATGCCATTAATTTACCTTGTTTTTATTTTTTAATATAATTATGCTTTCTTTCTCAAAAATGGTACGTAACTTAACATTGTGTTACCGTATTTGCTTCCTATCGCATCAAGCGCTAAATTCATTCCTACTGCTCCCCCGGCTGCAATTACTGGGATCAAGAAGTTAGCATTTTCAAAAATAGCAGCACCAATAATAGAAAACATCGCTAAGGATATGGGTAAATAAAGCATAACAGCAGTTGCTATATTGAATATCACAGCTTGAGCCTTCTCAACATCTTTTAATTGAAGTGCTCCTCCAGCTATTAAAGCAAGCACAATGAATGTTATCTGTATAGCTGTAAATACAACACTCATGTCTACACCTGTTTGGGCTACGCTGTAAATAATCAAACCAAATATTCCAACACCAAAACTGCCAATAATCACGTAAATTATTGTATCGCCGTCCATTGATTATTCTCAAGATACAAAAATAACGTGGATTTACAAATGAGTGGTAATGCCTCAAATTGTCCGAATCAAAGCCCTATCAATCTATCACAGTCCACTTCACAACCCTGTGATTTATTGTGTCAATTAGTGTTTGATGATGTATACCCTACGTCGGCACAAGTATCTATTGAGTCAAACAAAACACATAGTTACGCTATTATAAGTAACACTGCAGGGTTAGGATCTTGTAAATTTAATAACGATGGTTACACTGCTAGAATGGTACTGATTAATCAAAGAAGTAACCATACAATTGAAAGTATTCAAGGAGACGCAGAAGTTACTATCATATTTGATAATCCTACAAAGGGGGATTTATTAGTTTGCTTTGTCGTCCAATCAAACCCTAATCCTTCTAATTCCGCTCAGTTCTTCAATTCAATTGTTAAGTATCTCAACACACAAAACACAGAAGTTCCTCTTGGAAACAATTGGTCTTTAGCTAACTTAGTTCCTCCTTCAGGAGAACATTTCGTGTATGACGGAACTTACCCAGAAAGCTGCCAAGCTGCAAAAGTCATAGTTTTTAAATCCATGATTAACATTGATCCTAACGATTACGCTACGTTAGCAAGTAAACTTCCTGCGTATTCCCAAACTATTCAAGGAGCTGGAAATCGTAACGTATACTTCAACGCAACGAAACAGTTACCTGGAGGTCCTACAGCATTAGATAATCGCGCATACCTTGTTTTTCGAGAAAATCCAAGTAAGGCAGGAAACAATAAAGCTGTAAAAACTGTAGGAGTTTCAGAAGCAACTTCAACACAAGGATCAAAAAACAGTGTAACTAGCACTATATCCGACTGGACTTTCGGTCAAATTCAAGCTAACGGAGTCATAGCAATTCTAGATATCATTCTTTTGATTTTGTCGTTCGGAGTTGCTTTCTATTTCGGATACATGAAATACCAGATGTTCGGCGAAATCATGTACCTACAAAGAAAAACAGGAGAGCTTGGAAGCTACCTTCGTAGTTTTATATTCAGACCCAAACCTGTTATTTCGACTGCGTCAATCTAGAACCTTCTCCAATACTCGTCTTCTTCGTCCATATTCCAATCATCGTTGCCATTTTTACCGTATTCTTCTTCACTTGATAATTCACCAGTTGTTTGGTTAGCTCTATCTATTTTAGTGCTTAAAGAAACAGGTGTTTTTTTGGCATAAGATACTGTCTCAAACCCATCTTCGTCAGTTTTTGGTTTGTTAGATTTTTCACGTTCATCATACATTTCTTCCGAAACATATCTTGACTGCTTAAGAAGCTTTTTCTTTTCAAACTTAAGTTCTGGGTTTTTATGAGGAGCAATTAAAGGTTCAGAAGGAGGAGCAGATGCTACAGAAGCATAACTTAACGTTGATCTAGGTTTTACAGGCTGTGTGTTTTCTACAAAAGCTGGAAAGTCTTGTTCTTTAGGTGTAAATTCATCCTTCTTCTTGAAATCTTGAACTGGTCCACGTCTCTGTTTTATTCTGTAAACTTCAGTTGACGACATTTTTATGAGATGAATTAAAATATCCAAATAAAATTCGTTTTGAAAAACGAACTTACGTATACTCAGCGTTAAACATCAAAGAATGACATTTGGAGTTTGTATTTCAGTTAACGGAACCGTTTCCGATATCCAAATTCCGGCTAAAACTACTGATGTATTAGAATGGATACGCAAAAAGTATAAATCTCCCGAAATTCAGTTTCAAGGTAAACTTCAGGATCCTCTGAAGGAAACACAATGGCTATCTGTATTCGCCTCTATTTCTGAAACGCAAGAAAACATGAACTCTCATATGCTTCCTTCTCCTTTTGACGAAGAAGTGTATTCGGGCAATATCATAGTTCTTGCTTCGGAATCTGAAGAACAGGATGAATACGAGCCTCACATCAATTCTTACGTGAACTTGAAAGCTTCTGACTACAATACATTGTATCAAGAATGGACGTTCGCAGAACACGATGAAGATGATGACGGAGAAGTATTAGAAGTAGACGAAGATGGAGAAGAAGATTTAGATGAAGAATTAGGAGACGATGAAGAAGAGGAGGAAGAACCTAAACGAGAAATATTCCATTCAACTAGACCGGTACATTCTAATATAAAGAATGTGTTTATTGATGTGGCTATACGGGACAAGGCAATTGAAAATTTTGAAGAACTTCTTGAAAGTAACGATCTAGCTAAACAACTTGAAGACTCTGTTCTTCACGTCGTAAGCGACCAAGCGTTGAAAGAAGGAATAGATGTAGATTGGTCTAATCGCGTTTTCTGGAACATGTACCGAAGCAGATGTATGACGATATACGAAAACTTACTTGGAAAACAAGGATACGTCCAAAATCCAGAACCATGGTTAGAACAATTGAAATCTGGAGAAGTAACTCCACGTATGTTTGCGGAAATGACGGCTGTTGACATGTTTCCACACCGATGGAAAGAATCAATCGAGAAAATCATTGAAATGGAGAAGAAGTTATACGCCAAGAACGATACTGCTTCTATCTTCTTATGGTGTTCTCGTTGTAAAAAGAAAGCTAAATGTGACTACTATCAACTTCAAACGAGGTCGGCAGACGAACCGATGACGACATTTGTGACTTGTTTGGAGTGCGATCGTCGTTGGAAGTTTTAACGATCACGGTTGTATGTGAAGGAGAATCAGGAATGTTTATGGTAGGCATTGAACGGTACATCGGATCAATCATGGATTCTCGGCCTGCTATGGGCGACTGGTTATCACTTGGATAGACGTAAATTGGGTCTAATCCGTTCGTGATTTCCGGTTTTTTCACTTCAGGAGTTGTTTTCGCGAACTTCTTATTAAACTGAGCGATAATTCTGTCGGGAATTTGAGGACTGGTTTCTTGTAATCTCTGGTTTTCGTCTCTCACAATTTTCAACATATCTTTGGCCGTCATACGTTCATTTCTTGGTAACGCAAGTTCAATTAATATGAATTTGTGTAACTTCGCATACGTTATAGACGCAATACGGTGCCCTTCAGTTCTCTTAGCCCAACCGAAATAGTTGGATATAGTTGTGAGGATGCCGATACTTAAAGTTACTGCTCCCGAAACTAAGTTTGCGATATACGGACTTGGAAAAACCGCATTGAATCCCATGGATGTAGATCCAGCTAAAGTTGCTAACACAATGGACGGAATAGTTATTCCAGTATTCAATCTAGAAAACAGTTTTTCTGAACGGTTATGAAGCCAAGAGTAACATAACGCAACTTCTCCTTCGTCTGAAATAATCTTTTCTAGCTGAGAGTTCCACGTTATCTCATTCTTTGACTCTTCATCCATTGTAAATTATTTGTAATAAATAATGGTGTGGGTGTATGATGATACCCGATTAAACGCAGACGAAAAGAAAACCGTGGATTTTATCCACGGAAGAACGAAAGATAGAGTTCTTGCAGAAAAAACTGTGAAGATCTTGAATTTGATGAAGTATATAAAGTCTCATAAATTCAGAAACGCCAAACATTTACAAAACTCTGTGTTCTACGACCGAAAACATCAGCGTCCTTTTTTTAACGAAAAGACGGCTACTAAAATGTATAACTCATTAAAACAGAAAGGAGGAGCTTCACAAACACATCCAGTCACCGACCAGATCATACGTATAGGAATAGGATACATTCAATCGGTCCTTCCAGAAACTGTAAATAACACAGTCAATGAAATTTACGGTATGGTTACTGGTCCGCTTACATCGTTAGAAGAAGCCATGCCTTTACTAAAAGTAGCGTTCAAAGCAGCAAAAGCTACCGCCAAAGTCGGAGAATCCACAGTAGAAACTGCTGCTACCGATGTAGCTGGACCTGTAGGAGAAGCAGCCGTTGCACTTCCAGTTGCCTTTGTTGGAGCTGCCGCAGCTCTGACTTCTATTTTAGAAGACGATTTAGGTGGAGCAGCAGCACAAATAGCACAAGCCACTCCTTTCATTGGTCCTACGTTGAGCACTGTGGTTTCAACCGTTGAAGAGAATTTCAGAGGCGGAAAGAGATTTTCAACATACAAGAATAGATCATACAAATGGCAGAAGAAAACGAGACGAATAAGATCCGCGAGATATTAAAAGAATGGGTTTCTTTGGATGACGAAGAGCGCAGACTTAAACAAGAAATCAAGAAAATCCGCGAACGCAAGACCACCAATTCCGAAAACATTTTGAAGTTCATGAGAGATAACGAAGTAGACAATTTTGCATTAGAAGGAAGCGGTGTTGGTAAAATTAGCAGATCAGTACGTACATCTAGACCTCCTTTGAGACGTGAAACGATCAGAACTCAATTACTTATTCAGTTTGCCGATCAACCACAAAGAGTCGCTGAAGCTCTTCGTCAAATTGAAGGTATAGAAGAAGGTGATGATATGACTTCAACAACCGGAACAGTTCGCGAAGTCTTACATAGATCCCTTCCACGTCAAAAAAAGACCATGGCGATCTAATTTACTTATTAAACTTTTCAATTGCCTCTTTCGCGGCCAATTGTTCGGCTTGTTTTTTCGTTGGAGCCGTTCCAATACCTAATTGAGTACCGTCCTCATCTACTGCTGCCATTGTAAACATATTGGTAGCAGCCGATACAATTTCGTACCTTGGAGTTCTGTGAAACTTTGCTTGGACCAGTTTTTGTAGCTGTTCCTTGTAGTTTCGGTTTGATCTCAGAATTTTTGGAATGTCGATATATTTTTCAATTAGACATATCACGAACGAATACACTGTTTGCAAGTTTTCGCAGTCAGTGTAAAGTGCTCCAATGAACGCTTCTAGAATATCACCTAATTTCTTAGAATTTGAACGTCCAGCACACGCGTCTTCGTTGTGTCTGGAAATAATATAAAACTTATCTAAGCCTATTTCCTTGCTTAGAATACCAAGTGTTTCATTACACACTATTTCTTTCTTCAAATCTGTAAGAAATCCTTCACTTTCAGTGTCGTATCTCTTGAACAGATAAATTGTAACGCAAGAACCTAGAATAGAATCACCTAGATGTTCTAGTCTTTCGTATGACTCTTCAAACAACGATAAACATTCGTTAGGCTTGTTCGCTAACTTCATTTTATCGCCGTTTGGAGTCACATACTCTTGGCGTCTTACGTAAGAAGAATGGACCATCGCGGTCTGGTAATGCTTAGTATTTTTGATTTCAAAATCGCAGTTGTGCTTATCAAGAATCGCTTGAATATCCGTTCGGGTAAACAAGCGATTGCTTGGATTATAAGGGTTATAAAACTCTTGAAATTCTGGCATGTTTCTTAATACTTACTCTTTTTCTTTCTTAAAGTTCGTTTTCCACGACGACCTTTTCCTGCACTTTTTGGATAAGCAGTATCCACAGAAACTGAAGGGCTAGGTGCCAATGAATAACGCACTACTTTATCTAGTTTAATCCAATTAGAATGAAAAAGAGCGGCTTCGTCTGGATGTTGGACCTTCAAAGCGCTCAAAGTTGAACGTAAGTTTGCTTCAATTTGAGGTTCATACTTTTCAATCAACATTGGGAGTTGTTTCAATGCTTGTTGACGAGCAAAATTAGCTCCCAAATTCATGAGTGATGAAGCGGCGGTAGACATTTAATTTTATAAAATATATTATTCCGGAACTGTACGATTCAAATTGAATTCTGTAGCTACCAAATCCTGCTTACGTTTTTGGATGATAAAATTTGTGAGATCTTCGGCATTTGGTTTCGGATTGTCTTGGAAATATGCACTCACTAAAACCATTAATTCTTTCTGCGACAAGGACCAAGGTTTTGAGTATTCTCCTGGTCTTTGAATTTGAATAGTGGATCCGTCTTCTTCAAGTTTCAGTTTACGGAACGAATCAAATGTAGGACTCTTGATGATATCCTTGATTTCTTCTTCTACCAGTTTCCTGGCATCACGTTTTTCGTAAACTGCCTTGTTTAGTTGACGCAATTCGTCATCTAATTCGCGGTATTCTTTTATACACTTCTTAAGTTCAACTAATGCGTCTGTCATTTTATGATGTATTATCCTCAGGACAAAGATTATCCGTTTTTAATTATAATGTACTTCGATGCGAAAGAAATAGAAAACTTGCGTCAAGTTTACAATAAAGAGAACGCAGGTGAACCTCCTATTCCTAAATCAAATCCAGACAAAGTATGGAAAACTATCCAGTACCGTTTACGTGAAAAATGTGATGACGGAGCTACTGAATGTATTATCGTTTCCATGCTGAATAAACCTAAAGGCCCTTCTACCTGGAGAAACAATCCAGAAGAATGGTTGTCTTCCATCAACATTGACGATTTGGAACGTAAGTTTCAGGAGATATTTCCGAGATACCTTTACCTTGGAACCATTCCTATAGATTTCGGAAAACATTCAAAAACGGGAGAATGTTTAGTCAATTCGCTTTGTTCTATGGATATTCGTAGCATATACAAAAAAGGATTCACCCAAATAGGTATTGTTTTCAACACAGACGTAAGTACTGGTCCAGGCCAACATTGGATTGCGTTGTTCTGCGATATACGACCTGAACTTGAAAATCCCAGAATCACATACTTTGATTCTTACGCTCACAAGCCAGAGAAAGAGATACAAATGTTAATGAAACGATGGAAAGAGCAATGGGACTCAACGAAGGTTCATGCTAAACCAATGGAAGTGACATACAATAAAACAAGACACCAATACGAAGATTCAGAATGTGGGATGTACTGCTTGTATTTCCATTTATGTTGCTTAGTAGGTATACCGATGAAGGACCGTATTCCCGACAAAGTTGTGCGTGGATTTCGTAGCTTATTATTCAAAGTATAATCTAATGAAATTAAGAGGGTACGGAATAGCTATCGGGGGATTATTAATTCTGGCAGCTATATGTTATGCTTTCTTTGCGTCCATTAATTCGTGGCGTAAATAATAATGGAGTGGTTTTCTATGATTGTGATTATAGTTGTAGCTATGCTTGTTATAGGTGGGAGTTCATTTGCACTTTATAAATTAGTTACGCCTTCAGAGATCCAAGCAGCAAATACTGCGACTCCAGTATTTGACGGATACAAAACAGTTATGAAGTTGGCGCCTTTGGGATGTCCTACAACTCCATCTTATAGATTATGCGATTACTACGTGGCTTCTTCTGCTTATTCTCTGTTTCCAGGAGTCAAGCTTTACGACTACATTACTGACGGGGTGATTCCCATGTTGATGCCCGCAGGACCTCGTTTAGTGGAATTGGATATCTACTCGGACGAAAATAACAAGCCGGTTGTAGGCTTGAAAAATCAACAAACAGGAGTAGATTACGCTTACAATACAGTTTCGTTAGAAGCATGTTGCGTAGCTATTATGAATAGCGCATTCAACTCGGTTGTGTGTCCTGTATCTAGCGATCCTTTCATGCTGAGTTTGGTCTTCCATACTGATAACACAAACGTAATTAATGCAGCCGCTCAAATTTTGAAAACAACTTGCGTAAGTAAGATGCTGGACTCGTCTTTCAGTTACCAACGCAAGAACGTGGCGGTTGAACCGGTATGTAATTTACAAAACAAACTCATCATCGTATCTGGAGGCCCAATCAAAGGAACATTGATGGAAGAATTGGTGAACTTATCTTGGTCGGGTTCAACTTTAAGAAGATTGACATACAGCCAAGCGGCAATGACGCACGACAACAATGAACTTATAAACTTCAATCGCGACAATATCACGATGATAGTTCCTGATGTGTCAACTGATCTAACGAACATGAACCCTCAAATTTTGTTGACTTACGGATGCCAGTGGATCATGATGAATTACGGATCACCAGATACGGCTATGGAGACTTACATTGGAGAGTTCCAAGAAGCAAGCTACGTTTTGAAACCAGCAGCCTTGCGTGCCATTGCTCCAAAACAATACGACAGTCCAACAACGCCTGACCCAGCTCTCTCATTCCAACCCATGCAGAAATCAAGCCCACTCTACAGCATAACAGTATAAAATGTGTAAATAGAATAAATGTTCAGCGTTACAAAATTACACCAACGTATATCATCTGAACTATCGCTTAACCGTCGTAGCTCAGTTGCCGAAGTTTCTGTTACGGATCAAGTATTTAGTGAAGCAGTTGATGTTGAAATTCCAGTAGTCGAAGATACAACAGCTACTGAAGATACACCTGTAGAAGATACACCAGCTACTGAAGATCAACCTGTAGTCGAAGATACACCAGTAGTTACTGAAGATACACCTGTAGTCGAAGATACACCAGTAGTTACTGAAGAAACTCCAGCTACTGAAGATACACCTGTAGTCGAAGATACAACAGCTACTGAAGATACACCAGTAGTCGAAGATACAACAGCTACTGAAGATACACCAGTAGTTACTGAAGAAACTCCAGCTACTGAAGATACACCAGCTACTGAAGATCAACCTGTAGTCGAAGATACACCAGTAGTTACTGAA